CTTCTTGGAATTTTTTTACGGAGGAAACATCAGGATTAGCTGGGTCAATTTTCTTTGCTAAATCAATAGGCTCTGATTTTTCTAAAACCTTAGGAGTTTCTATGGGTTTTTCTTCAACTTTAACTTCTTTCTTCTCAATTTTTTCTTTTGAAGTCTTCAAATCAAGTGATAATTGTTCAACAGTTATTTCTCTTATCTTTGAATTGCTTTCCAATATCTCCACAAAAGGAACTAAATCCTTGGGAGGGGTCTTCCCATTCTTATAAAAATCATAGGCATATTTAAATTTAGCTAAATTCATATTAGCTTTATTTATCATAGCTGGCTTGACATTTTTCAATGGTTTAATAGCACCCTTTGTCCCAAATGCAGCAAGTATAGGGGCCACAGGGTCATTATATAACTCTTGCAACGCCTTCTTTTTTTGTTCCTCTGTAGAAAGCGGGCTTGTTGCTAAAGCTACATTTGTAGCTTGATGCATGAAAAAGTGCCCTACTTCATATACTAATGTTCCTGTTGACGAAAAAATTTCATTCGCATTTTCAAATGTTCCTGTATTTAAAAATTTTTGGGTTGACTCCCCTATAGGCTCTATCATTTCAAGTGGTATCATTGGTAGTGATAATAATGTTGCATATGAATTATAAAACAATCCTTTTACAGTCTCTGTGGACCAAAACTCATCTGGCATTTCATCAAAGGCTCCTGGCTCATTTCCTGTTAAATACATAATTCTAGCCTTTAAATAATCTCTATTTTCACCTATAAGTGCATTTGGAACCTCATATTTTCTATCTTGAACACCGAAAGGGTCAAAAGGCATATCTTGAATTTGATTTGGCTTTAAATAACTCATATCTATATAGCCATTGGCAACCATATCCTCTAATTCTTCATCGCTTGGATAAAGAACATTCCCAGGAGATATTCCGCCTTCAAGTTTATCAAGAAAACTATCCATATCAATTTTAAGACTTTCTTTCTGTCGTTCATTTCTCCATTCTTTATAACTCATCCTTTCTTCAGGAGGAGTATTCATTTCATAGTTTAAAAAGGCTGTAATTTGCTCTTTTCCTTCTGTGGCAACGCTAATATCTTGAGTCCATTCAAAATGCTCTAAATCTGCACCCTTTAATTCATAGTCATCATCTAATATATTTTCATCTATTGTTTCTTTTCTCTTCTTGAGCTTTCGATTTTCTGCTTTTTGTATTTGGTTTCTAATTGCCTTCCATTCTTTAAATTCTAATTTACTATCCCCCGAAAATGCTCCTGATGTATCAATATTATATATTTCTTTATATTTTTCTTCTAATTCTTTTTGCATTATAGGATTACTGCTATACAAATCATAATCTTCTTTTGTAAACTTACTTTTTAAATTAGGAATTTCCCTTTGAATCTCTTTATGTCTTGATTTTACTTCTTCGCTATCAATCGGTTGTCCTATATAATTACTTATAAACTCTTCTACGTCTCCCCCAGCATCTTTATTTAGCATTTCTTCTATAATTTTCTTAGATGCAGCCTCCATACTCTCGGAATCTGGCCACTGAGCCCATGTCAATCCATCGCTTGCTGATATGCCAGAATCTATAGCTCCATATTTAGCGGCTCTTCCCTCTGGACCAGAATACTTAATTGCATATATATTATTCAAATCAATTAAAGTTTTTCCTAGTTCAGTATTATCAGTTACATTTTCAAATTTCTTTATTATAGCTGCCACAGAATCTACTTCAGAGCTAACAGACATGTCTATATCAATTGGCTTATCTTTACTTGGAGTTATAGTAGGGTCGAATGAATCTAAATTTTGGGATATTATTGGATTATCAAAATTATCTTGTTCTTCTGAAACCTCATCTATAATAGATGATTTACCTGTATTCATACTATCTAATTCGGTTTTAAGAATGTCATCAGGAGTTCTCTCTGTTAAACTTATATATGATTCAGCTTCTGATATTACTTTTTTATTAGAATACGAAAATATATCTAATATATTATTTGTGTTTAGAGATTGGTCAATATCTACATTAGAATCTTGAGAAGTAGTATCTGAATACGAAAATATATCTAATATATTATTTGTGTTATTAGTTGCCATTAAATCACTTTTACTGTCCGCTTATAATTAATTCAGTGATTGCATCAAAGTCAAATTCATCTATAAAGTTAGCAATTGGCATATCAAAATTACCTTCATCATATCTTTTACGAGCCATCTTCATATACATTTTAAATTTTTCAGGACTTTTAAATATTTGACTATATGCTCTTTGATTTTTTTCAAATAAAGGGGATATTTCATCCTGTAAGTTATTTGCTATAACTCCTTCTAAACCTTTTAGATATGCTTGATTAGTTCCAGTTAATCTAATAGTTTGTGTTTTACCATCTAAATCCTTATACGTTTGTGTCTCAACTATATTGTTAGAATTGAACTTCGTAGTAAATGTAACAACCTTAGCAAAAGGATTTACTTGTTTCAATAAATTTTCATTTATACTTGCTTGAAGTTCTATTATATTATTTTTATCTCCAACGCTAACCTTCTTTTCCTGTAGAACTCCAGTAACAACATCTTTGTATTTACCACTTATCCTGTCAATTTCTTTTTTATCTATTCTATTTCTAGCTATTAAATTATCTCTTAATTCTTTATATTTAACTTTATAATCTTCACCTGTAATAAGTGTCTTTAAATTGTCAAACTTAATTTTACTTATATCTTGATTTTTTAATTGTGGTAAAATCGAGTTTTTTAAAAACATAACTTTTTGGTCGTTATTTTCTGATTCAGCTGTAGCTAATTCTGTATCATAAATATCCATTATATCTTCATCGAAGTTAGCAGTTTTATTGTCTGTAGGTGTCCGAACCCAAATATCTTGTCCTAGTAAATCAGTTAATTCTCTTACTTCTGTAGGATTTAACTTTACTAATTGTGGACCCTTACGATGCGTTATCTTATACTTATCTCTTAATGTTTTATATAAATCACCAGGTTCTAAATTAGGTAAGGTTGCCCAATCAATGTCTCCTACATTTATCCATTGGTTGCTTTGAGTTTTTGTCGTCTGTGAATCTGAAGGTGCCTTCCTTAAAGTAAATTCTGGATGCATTTGCCATTGTTCAGATTGAAAGTCAGTAAGGTCAAAAAGCTTTGCAGTTTCTCCACCTTTTACATTTATCTTATTTTCTGCCACATATTTTTTAAATTCAGGACTCCACTGGCTCTCTGGGGCTACATCATAGTAAAATTTTTCTCTCTCTAAAGGCTTAGTTTCAGTTTCTTTTTTAGCCATCCTCTCTTCATGGGCTTGGTCAGCATAATACTTTCTTTCTTCAGCCTTTTTGCCTAAATATTGAGTTAATGTATCTGTCACAAATCTTAAGTCTTGTTCTCTTAAAAGTATCTTCCTTAGTTCATTATCCATTGCCATATTATAGTCCTTCTATCGTTGTATCTAAATCATATAAATCACCTATTAATCCTTGCACCCTTGAAGCTTTTTCTGCCTCTGTTGCATATTCTAACGATTCCTTTTTACGCTTTAAATCATCTGTTACTTGTTTGAAAGATTTCGCAGATTGCTCTTCTGCACTAGTAATTTGAGTATCAACATCAGATGAAGTTAGTCCAGTCCTTGCTTTAGTTGCTTCCATATTTTTTATATTACCGACCGTTTGTTCTATAAAGTTCTCTATTAAAGAGCCAGATTCATACTCAAGTTGTTCTTCTTGTAAATTCTTTTGCTATTCAATAAGGTCTGGGACTTGGGTTAATTCTCCCTCTATTTCTTTTTTTCTTTGTTTTAGTTTCTTCTTTTGCTTATTAACCTTAGCAGCTCTTTCTTTCGCAGCTTTATTTTCTATTAACGACTTTCCAAGGCCAACAAGTCCACCTATAACTGCCCCAGGAACAGCAAACGGCCCACCCATAGCAGCTCCAGATACAACTCCCCCAAATACGCCACTTGCTACATTGCTTGTATATTCGCCTTGTGCCATTATCTATATAAATCCTCTAATTCTTTTCGCTTTCTTATTTGTTCTTGATATTGTCTTTGGAATCCACCCAAACTAGGAGTCAATCCCTTAGAAATTAATGGTTTATCAGCAATACCAAAACTACTAGGTATTTCATAAGGAGTTACATTCGGGACATTGGGTCCAGATGAGGCATTTGCCAGCTCTTCTCTATACCGCATATCTTGTAATGAAATAGGCTCTATTCTATCAGGAACATTTGGCGGCATTGGTATTTCACCAAAATCTTCGTCTTCACTTACATGTATTTCTGGTTTAGTTGGCCTAGATGTATACTCATAAGTATCTGAAGCAAAGGGAGGAGGTAACTCAGATACATCTCCATACGGAGTTGTAAATTCTGTATTTGTATCATAACCTGATTTCCCACCAGGAACCATTCTTTGCATAAATCCCCTAATACCTGGAGCTTTCTCAGTCTTTTGTAAAACGTCATACATCTCATCAAACTCAGGAGCATAGACATCTCCTTCGCCTACCATCCCTTTTCTTTCTTCTATTCTTGCCTGTTTATCTTCACTCGTCTGTATATCTTGATAGACTTTAAATCTTTCCTCTTTACTTAAGGACCCAAGTTTATCCATCCATTCTAATCTATCTTCAGGATTACTAAAATCAAAGTCATAATTTTCATTATTTACAAATTTCTGTGCATTGCTCCAATACTCTTCATTAGCTTCGACATCTCCTTCTTGGGCTTGTGCCGAGGTTTCCTTTGCCCAGTCACTATAAAATTCGTCTTCTAATGGGTCTGATTTCTCTCTATAATCTTTTAAAGAGATTGATTCAAGAGTTTTATCATCTTCAAAACTCTCATCTTCGCTTATAGGGATATCTGGCCTAGCAGGCTTCCCTGATAATCCAGGAGCTTCTTTTTGAGATTGTGTATAAGCATCCATCAAGACATTCAATCCATAATCTTCAGTGCCACCTTCATCTTGCATACGCATTTTCTCACTAAACTTATCTAGCTTAAAGCTTTTTTTCTTCCCCTTTTTTGTCTCTTTATATAATTTATCTAATGTAAGAGTATTATTTGATTTTTCCATTACTTGTTCATTATAACTTCTATATTTATCTTTCCATTTACCTTGAATATCGGGACCTAATTTAGCATAATCAATCATATTTCCATCATATCCTCCTAATTTTGCTTCCTTAAAGCTTTTGAATCCCTCAGCAGCTTTACCTGCAAAATCCATTACAGATTGATATGTCTGTTGAACACTCTTTAAACGTGTAAATTCATCATCATATGCTTTTTGGACTTTAGTCGTTGCAGAATTGATGACATTCCTTGTACGCCATTGCGTAGATGGATATAATGATGCTAATGCTTTTGCGCTTATTTTCTTTCCCATAATCTTACTATTTTAAGTCCTTTTCGTCAATATAATATAACTATTCATCTCTTATAATTCCAATCAAAAATTTGCTCCAAAAAATACTGCATCTGTTGATGGAACATATACTAGCTTAGGTCCAGTAATAGTTCCAGACTCTGAAAAGTATAATCCATTTTTTAAATCGCTAGATGGAGATATATTTCGTAAATCGCCTCTACCTAATAAACATACTTCTAAAGTTGAATTTGCTGTCATATCATCAAGAGCAGTATCATTAGCTTGAAAGTAATTATACCCTGACGTACTCCAACTACCAATTTCAACAGCATAAGGAGTAACATTACCACTATTATCTACCCCAGCAACCCATCCTTCTATAGCATCAAAATCTGTTGCATTTAAAAATGGTACAGCAGTTGCTTTCACACAATTAACTCTACCAACACCATTAAGATATCCATATATCCCTATCTGACATGAATTAGGCCTAGTAAGAATTGTGCTAGTATCAAATTGTAAAAATGACCTAGATACAGAGTAAAAATAGCCTGCTCCACGACCTGGAAATCTACCATCTCTAATTCCAGTTGAATTTGCACCTCCAGTATCGTACACAGTCCCAGTGGTTGCATCTCTAGCACCTGCCCACGTAGTCTGTAAATATGTATATATTGCACCATCTTCACGAAAAGTGGTATCATTCATATATATAGTTATAGCCATTACAATTCTACCTTAGGCATATAATAAATATTATTATTAAAATACCCATTACTTATAGGATTCACACTTATCTGCTCATAACTAACAGAATCAAAGGAATGTGGATTATCTTCTCTAGATTCATTGTTCCAATAAGTTATCTTACCACCTGATTTAATCTTATCTAATGCAAATGCTTTAAAGTCATAGAAGTTATCATCTCCAAATGTATCAATGAAGATACCATCATATGTACCTGAGATACTTAAATTAGCCCAATCTCCTTCAATTATAGTTACATTAGACTTACCTACTGCCCAAGCATTTAATCTCTCTATAATCTGTGGATGTATCTCTATAATAGTATGTGAGTTAACTCCCTGTGCTTGTATGTAATCTGAACATATACCCATACCAAATCCTATCTCAAGTATATCTCCACTATTATGACAGATAAACTCAGCAGACTTTTCCATTATAGGAGCTTCCCAATTCATCATTACTTCCATAGAACATACTGGGTCCCATATCTGATTATCACTAAACTCTAATGTATTATCTTTAAATGCCATTAAAAATTGTGTGTTATAGTTGCATAAGCTTTTTCACCACCACCACCACTAGCACTTGCATCCCAAAATATACTTATAATATCTGTTTTATCGGCTGTTGTTGTTAAAGTAGGATTACTACCACCTGCCCATATTAATGTAGCACTTCCATCTGCCGCATCTCCTGTTCCTCCAGTAGCAGATTCCCATGCTTTATAGTTGGTAACAGTTCTACTCCCAGTACCATCTTGTTTTAACAATAAAACAAAATTACCAGACATATTTGGAAAGACAAAATTCAAATCATTGATATTACCAGCCAACTCTAAAAATTGTTTATTTGTCTGTCTAAAATCAACATCAGTATCGTGAGTTCCGCCACCACTTACCAATGTAGTATCACTATGTGATGTAGTCCCTCTTGTAAAACCTACAGACCCTCCCATATTAATTAAATTTCCATCAGCCCCATTTTCAAACATTGATATCAATGTGTCTCCACCAACTACAATTCTCAATAAATCATCAACATCACTCCATATATAAGTATTAGTATCTACTCCAAATATAAGCTGTTTATCATCATTTAATGTCATATGACCCAAAGGAGCAAAATCACCACTACTATTTAGTGCAGCTAGAGTAGTACTATCGTCTTTAAATGTAATAGCTCCACCATCAGCATTTATTTCTATATCTCCAGCAGCATTTAAAGTCATATCTGCATCAGTTCCTACAGATTCTATCTCCAAATGGCCATCACTTGCAACATTCATTAATCCGTAATTACTACCATCATAATTAACTTTAAGTTGGTCTGCAGTTGTTGAAGTTAAATCAATACGACCATTTACATCCAGTAAATCATCTCCTAATGACATCTGTTGTACATTATCTATAAGCCAATACATCGCTCCATCATCAGCGTCTCCTCCCTCTGTAAGTGTTACAAATTGTACATAATCTAATCCCTTCGCTCCACTATTATAGACTGCACGTATTTTAAAGCATTCAGTATCAGAAGACCCTATTTGTAATGTAGGATTTCCCGCATTAACATCTCTATTTATTTTAAATATTCTATCGTCTTCTGTAGCATCATCCATAGTAGCAATCATACTGCCATCTTCATTTGTTAAGACAATCCTTTCTGCCCCACCTCGAAGAGAAATCTCTGGAGTTGATATCTGAGCGGTTGCATTTACTTTTTTAAATTTTGCATCAACTTCTCCACTTCTTATATCATTATAAGACTTATTCCATTTTCTTATTTCTGGTAAATTCTTGTCAGATATATCAATTTTTGATGATTTAAACTTTGCTGTTTTATCTACTTCAAGGTTTTTAACTACTAAATTCTCTACAATTGTTTCATCTTTAGCGTTCATCGGTGAAAGCTTTATCATATTCCATCTATTCGCATGATATGCAAATAAACACAAGCCAGTACCCGAAACATATCTTAGAGTTAATGTTCCCTCTTTAGCATCAACTGCAGTAGGGAATCCCGTTTGTACTTTAAAATGTACATTTGAAGGTTCTCTTAAGTTATCTATTTTTCTATTTGACATTCTTCAATCTATATACTATTGAAATATCTTGAACTCCGAAATCTGCAGTTTTAGTTACACTGCCTGTTGGAACAATTCGCAATCCAAATGTATAAATATTATTAATACTTACATCAAATCTTTGCCTTGAATAGCTACCTCTAAGTCCTTCATAATCTGTTATTGTAGATGCAGCTTCATTATCTCCTATATCAGCCCATGAATTTCCTAAATCTGTAGAATATTGTAGTTTTAAGACTCCATCTGAATCTTTTGATGTTATAGAAACACTACGTATCTTTTTTCTAACTTCAGGAAGTCCAAAATCTAGATGTTTAAATTCTACTGCCATTCCATGAGCTGAAGCAATATCTCCTGTTGTTGGGTCATCTATTGCATGACTTACTGTCTGTAAATAAGCATCATCTTCTGTATTATATAATGTATAGAAATTCAAATTATTAGAAGTTTCACTTAAAAATACAGGTTGATTATTTTTAGTATCATAAACTACATTTGTATGTTGGGCCCCTAGTAAAAATATATCTTTTCCAAATGCGGTAGAATTAGTTCTAAGGTCTATAATATAAGCATCTTGAGTAGTTCTATGTCCTACCATAATTTGGTCTTTAAGTGGAGTATATAGTAATGCTAATCGTTCTGGCTGTCCATTAACAAAAGAAGACCAATCTACATCTGATAGTTTACTTGTAAGTTTTGTAGGCTCTCCTTCTCCTATAAATATATAGACACCACTTTTATTAGCAAATATAACACCCCTATCAGTTTTATATACAGCCGTAACACTACCTACACCTAAATACTCATATCTATTTTCTAGATATTCTAATGAACCAGATACATTTATAATAGAAAGACTTCCTGTCTTAAATTGTAATATTCTATCATTAAAAGATTCAATTACTATAATTTCATCACCATCATTAACTGCTGCTTCTATAAAATTATCACTTGGGAATAAATCAGGCCTACTAGGTAATGATTTTAATATTCTATCTGGATATATTACTCCACCTTGCATGACATTCCCTGCATAAACAATTCCATTATTAATAGTATGTGTTTTATATCTAGCAGAAGTATATTCAACATCATTCTTATATAATGCTTTTGTTTCAAATATATCAATCATTGGAGGAGTTGCTATCTCAATTGGTCTTAAATCAGTATAATTAATTGGACCTTTAGCATTTCCAGTAAATCCTGCACTAGCTACAGTTAAATTAGTCATAGTATGGTATATAACATTATCACCTGTTGGGCCTGGTATATCTTGTGTTAGTACAATTTTACCATCTGTCGGTTGATTACTATTAGCAGTTATATGTAATGTTTGAGAATTATTAAATGATGTAACATTGTTAATAGCTTCAGCTAATGCATCAGCTATTTGTTTTACAGTAGTTAATCCATTTATTCCTACATTTATATTAGTACTTCCACCACCAATGACATCTCCACTTAAAACTGTGTCAGTATTATCTATTTGAAATAATACTGTATTCATATCTGAATCAAATAAAGCTAGAACACCTGAATTAGCTGGGATGCCATAAAATGTCAATGTTGCACTGGAATTTATTAACTCAGATGATGAGACGGCTTTAAATTTATCAAATACTCCCATAAATGAAAAGGATGCATTTTGTTCGGCAGTTTCACTTCCTGATGTTGTTATATTTTCATTTACATTTAACTTATTATTAGTTCCGCCGCTATCATTTGATATTGTTTTTATTGTAACTTCTACTTCATAATCTCCGTCAGCATTTAGAGTAGAACCTGTTAAAGCAGTTGTTTCTGTAGCTATTTTAATCCTATCACCTACACTAAAAAATTTAGAAAAATCTAAGTCTCCATCTTTACTTTTTATTATATCTCCATTGCTAGAATCATCTGTATATGTTATATCCGATGAAGAACAAGATAATCCTGTATCTGAAGAAACTCCGCCATTTACTTCTTGAAATGTATTATATTTAGTTGTTCCCGATAATCTAAATCCTTTATTTAAATCAAGGTCTCCTAAGAAATAATAAGAAGTATCTCCACTCTCAGCATCTTCTAATATTCTTGAATAATATATATTTGCCTTGCTGATTCTTCTTCTCCCTGCAGTAGCATGATTCCATCCACCTGTAATTGAAGCTTCTTTTAAACAGAAAGAAAGATGTAATAGTTCTTCTTTTAGTTCTATTTCATTAGTAGGAAAGGTACTCTCGCTAAAAGAATCTGATAGTCCTTTAAACTCAAACATTTTAGATTCTTGATTATCATCATATACAAACGTATAATAAAAACTATATTTCCCACTCCAATTCCCTTCTGATGCTTTCTCATACGATATATGTGCTATTGCAAAAGGAACAGGATTATAAGTAAAATTCTCATCTCCAATACCAGTGACTGTTCCTGATGGAGTTGCATCATCATCAGCATCTACACTGCTTAAATGATGACATATTGAAGCTCTATTATTTGAATTATTTGGAAGATTTGGATTTTTATATAATCTAGCACTATCTTTAGCAAAATCAGAAGCTGCGAACCAACCCTCTCCTATCCTCGTTCCTAAAATTTCTGCCTTGTAAGAAGGGAGGGTTACAACAATCAAGTTATTGGTATCATCAACAGAATCAACTGTTGCACAAAAACATCCATCTTTATTCTCACCCAAAGTTGTTTCTTCATTATCATTTGCATCATCACTTCTTATAATTAAAACTAAATCTCCTTGCTGAAAATGGTCAGACGGAGTAATAGTACCATCTGCTGCTCCGCTATGTACTGTTATTTCAGCTTTATTTTTATACCATTTTGAAATTCCTTCTCCAGTAAAACTACCATTTGGGAAAGCTATATCATCTATAGTATAAAAGTCGTCATACTTTAAAAAGAATTTTCTGATAGAAGGATTGTTATAACTATCATTACCATAATTATCTTCACCCATAGTATATACTTTGTTTATATAACTATCTGATTCATAATCTTCATCATTAACTGTTTTTGTCGCTTCATTTCCATTATCTGACCCTACGAAATAAAATAAATATTGGTGTGCATGAGAATCCTTATCATCAGCATCACCACCTGCAGGGATATCATCATAATTAAGTTGGTCGTAAGAACCAGATGTATTGTGATGGAAAGGCCCCCAATACATTCCTTTCGTATCAAAAGCTAAAAATATATCTTTTATATATTTAGCGTCATACGCTCCTATAATATCAGAGTATCCATTTTTTTCTAACTTCAATTCATTCCATCCTGATGATAATTGATGTTTTTGGAACTCATATTGAGCCATAGCTACATTAGATGCCTCGAACTCTCCATCAAAAGTTTCATCAAAAGATGCACCTGGGGCATCTCCTGAATTACCTATATATATCCTTAATGTTCGCTCATCTGTAAGATTAGATAAAGCATTTTCACTTATATATAAAGTAATTATTATTGCTCCGCTATTCGGATTTGTTAAATCTATAGCATTATCAAATGCCTCATCTGGACCCAATGTCCCGTCTAGTCCACCATGATATTCAAAGATTATAGCCTGTTGCGTACTATCTCTTTTAAAAAATCCCATGCAACCTTTTGCAGCTGTCCCATCGGGAAGTTTTGGAATTGGAGCAGCATAATTTGATATTGTATCCCATTTACTTGTAACAATAGGAAACATTTGATTTTTCGTCCTTCTATCTTTTTTCCCTACATAACATCCGTCTCCTCCAATAAATTCTTTGAATAATACTCTATTCTGGGATGCTTTTCCTCTATATACTAACATATTAATAAAGCCATCAAGCATTTGGTTTGAATATAATGGATTCCCATCAAATTTAACAATACCATCTGTAGGAGCATCTATATCCGCTGGCTCTGCTACCCACTCCAAATGTTCTATCGAATCATTAAAATATTTCCTATGAATATATTTTACATATTTACTTTCAAATGGAGCTCTAGCTGTAGATGTCCCTGCCTTCAATGATTTAAAATTAGCCTCTACTATTCGGATAGCTCCTTCTATTGAATATATGATAGGAGATATTTCAGAAGTTGTAGAGCCATCATCATCTTTTAATACTAATGGCTCTTTTGTATTTTCTACTGTAGCAGAATCTACTAATACATCTGTAAATGAAGCTGTCTGATAACTAAAATATTTTACTTCTCGCGTATATGAATCTGTATAAACAAGTGCATTTTGACCTGTCGTTGATGCATTTAAATCCCCTAAAACTCCATATTGACCAGCGAATAATGTTACCTGAATAGCTGAAATAGTTGCTGTAACCCCTGCTGCAGGAGGTGTTGTAATCGATAGACCACCAGATAAATTAGGAGGAGTAATATTACCAGCCCTTAAAACCAATATTACTGTACCAGCAGCTGTAGAAAAATTAGTAATATTTCCGTTTAAAGAAACCGTTAAAGACCCTCCTGCTAAATTCACTCCAAATGTTATCTCAATTTGATAAAACTTTCCAGCTTCAATACCTGGAGATACAAAATTTCCAAGAGAAGCTGAACATCCAGGCGTAAATTGAATTTGACTTAATACTAAGTTACCACCAGTAATTGTCCAAGGTTGAGTCCAGTTATCGTGAGGAACGGTAAGATTCCAATCAATATCATTTGTAGCATGAAATGTAGCATTATCACTTCCTATCAAATCTGTAAATCCAGTATCAGTCCATAAAGCAAGCCTTACAGTATCACTAGACCCATTTGGATTAGCTGATTCATATAATGTAACATCCCCATTTACTACATCTTTAGCTTCAGAAAATAGCGAATCGCCTCCTGAACCAACCTTTATTACATAACACCATATTTGACAAGCTCCATAATCATCAACAACACTGTCAGTAGCAAATATCTTTAATACAAAATGAGTTTTTGTTGTATCCCAATCGTCATTTGGACTATTAGATAAATAATTTCCAATTGTTAAAGCAGCGGTAAGAGTAGATTCACCAGTTTGAATAACATATATTTGTGAAGGAGCATCAAATGCTACATATCCTAAACCATATCCATTTTCAGCACCAACAGTATAATTAGCATCAGTAATAGTAGGGACAACATTTGTTTCATCATATTTTAATACAGTTGTTTCCCCGATTCCCCTAATAATCCCAGGAACATCATACATAAGACCAACAGATTTAGTGACATCATTGTCATTAATTTCTGTTTTATTTATTCTGGAATTTATACCGCCAGAGAAGTCTCTAAGGTCTAAAACTCTCTTTGGCATTTTTAACCTCCTGCTTGAGGTTTAGGAAATATTATTTGCAATTCTAAAGTATATAATTCTTTTATATTTTGTACAGTAGATAATGTAGATTGAACCATTTCTGGGTCTTCATCTAATATCCAATCGGCTACTAATCTATTGCATATCTTCAATGCAGCTCCATAAATAACAGCTGTTATCCAATCTTCTGGAAATTCTGATGTAACCGTTTCAACTATACCTCCAGTTGTTTCTGCAGGGTCAGAAGAAATACCATTTAATTGAAATGTATTAGTTGTTACGCTATGGACTACTAGTCCTGATAAACCATTTAATTCTGTTGCTTCTGAAAATCCTGATAACTTCACAACATCACCATTAACAAATGTATGTGCTGTTGCAGAATCTGAATCGTCTTTATTTGTGAATACTGTGCCATCAGATGTATCTGATTCAACTATTGTATGAATTTTATGAGAATCTCCTATTGCTGAAGCATTATATG